TACGGTCGTCAGTCTGAGAAGCTCTGTATCGTACGTGCAAGAATGGACGTCTGATGTTAGTTCCTAATACTTGATCGTAAACAGTTGAAGTTCCAGCTGGTACTAATACTCCTTCGATTGAAGCAATACCGGTAGAGCTAACAGCCCCACGAGTAGATGCGTCATTTAAGTATTTCCAGTCTGTCTTGTAAAAGTCATAAGAACCTCTACGGAATCCTGAAAATCCTAAGTTAAGTGCCATGTCTTGTGAATTTTCAAATAATCCAAAAGAACTACCACCTTGGTAAACAGCACCTGAGCCACTTGGAGAACCAACACCTGATAGCATATCGTCAAAATCAAGATTTGTAGATCTGTTTAAGAAAAGCATGTTTTCTTCAATAGCTCCTTGCGTATCTAGGTTTTTAAGAATTGCGTCAAAATCAGCTAATCCTGTAGATGCCGTAAATCCAGTTTGAATGTTACCTCTTTCTTCTATTGCAGCAAATAAACCTTGTGTACCTGGTTGCATTAGGTTTTGGTAAGCGGCAGCGCCCGCGTTAGCGTTACGTTCACCTTCTACCATAGCCATTTCTAAATAATCGTTAAAACGTAAACGAGTTTCAGATTCTGCTTTTAGGTACCATAGGTATCCGTCAGTTCCGTCTTCAGTAGCTACATTCACCCATCCGATCTGTGCAGTATCTGATCCAGATACAACATATTGATCTCTAATAATGATTGGTGAGTTATGGTACTGTGTTAATACAGGATTAATGCTAGTTCTAGCATTTGCTCCTACAACGTCAGAGCCTTTAGCGTAATCAGATCCGTAAACAAAAACCTTAAGACCCGTAGCACTAAGCCCTTGAGTAGTTAAGCTAGTTCCAGCAAATGGTTGTATTGTAAAGGCCGGTGCTGCTGCTCCAATAGTAGATGCAGTAACAATACCTTTAGCCTCTAGCCCATTCGCAGGGTCTAATACAACAACTGTGTCATTAACAGATATTACATTGCTAACTCCAGCTGCTACTGGAATAGTAATTACAGAAGTTGTTCCAGATCCATTGGCCTGAGAAACTCCTTCGTAAGATATGTGTAAACGGTTTTGTTCAGACCAAATAACTTGATCAGATGTCATTGGCATTTCAGCGCCAACCATTCTTAAAAATCCAGATAACGTTCTGTTTCCATAACGCTCTACTTCTGATTCGTAGATTTCTGGTAAATACTGCTGAGCAAAGTCAGCAAAGTTTCCAGGAACGGCTCCTCCGCCGTTGTTGTTCCATTGTAAATAATTTGTCGCAAGTACTGATTGTGTTTGCGAAGGGACTATTGCCCCAAATTGTGGTAATAAACTCATTTCTATTAATTTTTAAACTTTTTAATTTTTAGTTTTGCGGAGTCCGCTCCAGAAATTGATTTAACCTTATAAGCACCGAAACGAGCGCTTTCAACAGGCGCCGCTTTTCTAGCTTCCGTAGATGTATTATTAGATTTGTTTACAACATCTCTAATAGCATCTGCTTTGCCTTGTTCGTAAAAGTGATTTGCTATTTTATCAGCATTTGCACCTGCATACAACGCTTTGTGATACCCTTTAGTATCTTCAATCATACCATCTTTGCCAAGGAACTTCCCTATAAAATTGCTAATGTCTGATTGTTTTTCTGCTACCTGCGAAACGTTTTGTACGCCATATCTAAATTTCTTATCACCTAGGTCAAAATCGAAACCTTCGAATTCATCATTAAGTAACTGGTTAGTATTGGCTTTAAACTTTTCATGGTTAGCGGCGTTTCTTTCCTGATCCTCTTTATATCGATTAAAAAAGTCCGATGCTTTCTGTTGATCCGGGGACACGTTTGGTGAGTTCAACTTGATCTCATCGTAATACTTATCCTTAGTATCGTTTAAAAACTTACGGGCTTTTGCAACCTCTTCTTTATACGCGAGTTTTTTTCTTCGGATATCTCGCTCCTCGTCTGAGTCTTCATCAAATGCAAACTTATCGTCGATCATAAAATCAATTTCGTCAGCGCTCAAATGAGACTTGGTGTTTTTATAGTATTCTTTAACTAGCACATCACGATCTATATCATCGTAATTAGTATTTAGCCTAATGTAATCTTGCATCGTTCCGCCTGTCTCCTCCATAAAAGACACAAGTTTGGTAATGTTTTCTGGTAATTCTGGTTTTACTAACTCAGGCTGAGTGGTTTCAAGTTCGGGTTTAGCTACTTCTTTTCGCTGCTCGGCTTCTTCGGTGATTTCTTTGATAACTGGCTCGGCTTCTTCGATTTTTTCTTCGCTGTCGATTGGCTTTTGTACGTCATCTTTTTCTTCTTTAGGAATTACTACTTTTGTTATATTACTGGGGATGTCTATTAACGGCTCTTTGTTTCTAGCAGCTATTTGCTCGTCTGTTAATTTCGGTTTAGATTGGATCTTAAAAGATCCTTCTGTTTTTTCACTCATGATATGATATTATATAATTATTAAATACTTATTTATTAAAACTGGGACATGTCTATAGCCGGCATTCCTTCTGCTGCTTGATTTTCAAAATCTTTGGGAGCTCCTTGAGATTGTCTTTGTTCTATCATTTGACTTTGCTGCGTACCTTCTTTTTCTATTCTTTTAGCTTTAGCGGCATCTGCATTGTCATCCTTAGCTTTTAGTTGCTGCATTTTCATTTGCTCTAATTGCAAGTTGTATTTAAACTCAGTAGCCAGCAGTTCTTTCTTAATTTGAGCCTCAGCCTGCATTCTTTGCATTTCAAAGTTTGATTTAGCTTGTTCTATTGCAACTTTTTCTGCTGTCATAGCCTGTTGCTTCTGCACTTCAGCCATAGCGGCTTTCTCAGATGCCTGAGCATTAGCTTGAGCCTGTGCCTGTATATTTTGCTGCACTAACGCTTGCTCTTTCTCTTTACGCTTTTTGCGTTTTACCTTAAGCATTTCGTTTGCTAGCTTAAGATTTTTAATCTGATTAATATCTATTGAATCCTCAATATCTATTTCTTTAGTCTGTAAAGCAATTTGTATATTTTTTTGCAGCTCCGCTCGTTCCTCGTCGTCTGGCTCCATTGCAAGGAATATACCAAAGTCGTGTAAGTTAAGATTCTCAACCTCTCTTAATGTCTCTACATTAAATGTAGATATACTATTCATTAAAGAATTTTTAGTAAGAGGAAAATTCAGTACATCACTTATTTTTAATGATATGTTTTCGCAAGTACTAAGTGTTAACTGTATACTAGCGTCTTGTATATGCTTAGTGGCAACGTTCGATGCGTTAGCCGCCATTTTTTGCAAACCAACTAAAGAATCGGGGCTTGGCATACTTCCGTCGCGAGCTTCGTTTAAACCTGTAACATCTCTAATCATTTGCATATTGTAATTGTATGCAGTAATTAAAGCCTGTATTTTACCAATTCCAGATGAGCTTGATAATTCTTGTATAGGGACCTTTCCTCTGTTCATGTCCCCCTCTTGGGTCATAGACCTACCTACAACGGATCCTGTTTGAAAATACATATTTAATGCTTCCGTAGGATTATAACTTGTTCCATTACCTAGGTCAACTTCCGCTAGGCCATCAACATCCAGGAATACTCCATCGGGAACCATTCTAGCTAGCACCTGCTGTATTTTTAAATGTGTCAATTGTATTATGTCAGCAAACCCAATACACTTGCTTATGAGTGATTGTATCACTCCTTTGTACATTCTAGGAGCGCATATCGAGTAGCTCATTTCAACCCTAGTTGTGTCCGCTAAGGGCCTAGTCATATTTTCAGACATTCCCCACTTAAGCATTATGTCTGTGCCTACAACTTTAGCCCCCTCGTATAATACCTCTATGGACCTTGCTACCCTTTCAAAGTTATCATTAGGCGGGGGATTAAACAGGTCTGTTTTTTCAATTGCTTTTTCTAATCCTGTATCGGTCTTTTTTATTTTAAATACTTGATCAGTGTATGTCTTGTACTCAAAGTACAATACTTGAACGGTATTATAATCATAATTTTCAAACCCTCGTATCATTCTGCGATTGCCTGGAAATTTCTGAATGCGCTCTAATTCCTCGTTAGATATATAAGGGAATTCTTTTTTAAGCTCTGGTATTGTTATAGATTTGACCTCGCCTACATAATATATGTCGTTAAAGTTTGGATCTTCCGTGTAAGACCATACACAATAAGCTGGGTCCACATAATCAACTACTATTCCTTCA